GTAAGAGGTTATTATGAAAAAGAAAAGTAGAAAAGGTAAGAAACGGAACATCAGCAAGTTTCAACGTCACTTGGAATTTGTTCAGACGATAGAGGGCAAGATTAAGGCGGTCAACAGTTTTGCGGGCCACGAGGACGTGAAAAGGCATCCTCAGTCTTGGCAGCAGCTATTAAACGCCCGCGATAAGTGGGTCGCTCAAAAGTTCCAGACCGCTGGCAAAGCCATGCTTGACAAGTCTCAAAACGGTGCGCATAATGGTTAAAGCGGTTATGAAAAAAAAGAGTAGAAAAGGCAAGAAGCGGAACGTGTCGCGTTTGCAGAGGGAAAGGGAGATGAGCAAACAGATTAAAGGAGCTCAAAACAGCAACTTCATTAATCGCGCTAGCGAAGATAGGGGGCGAGGGCAGATTTATTCATTGGGTACAAGAAGGCGTATATTGGCCGCTTTAGGTATCAATCCTGATGAGTACGCCCACAAAAAGAATTCATAAAAGTTATTTTTATACTTTACATTTTTTGAATTGGTAGGCATATTTAGGGAAGCGAAAGCAACATTGTTATGAGTAGATCAACGCAGACGAAGAAGTTCCTACGGGAAGCAAACAAGCGCGTAGTTCGCGCCAGCATCAACCAGCAAGTCGCTGAGTTCATGTCCAAGGTCAAGCCAACGTCCGTTCGCACGGTTTCATTGGCTGGCCTCACAAACTCGTTTGAGGAAACGCCTTTGCATTCCGCGAAGGCCACAGGTACTCGACGGGTTTTGAATGTTGTGGTCGAGCATGACCGCAAGGTTTACGACGATTCATCCGTTCCCGTTGGGGACAGAAAAGGCGTAAAGCGTCAAGGGGAATACGTTGCCGACTCTCGCGATATTAACGGCGTGAGAGTTCAAACGGATTACGTTTACGGGTGCATTAACGAAATGATGCACAACAAGTATGCGGGGTTGCCTATCGGCAACAAGCTCAAGGAAACGGGGAGAGGCGGGGAGTTCAACGCCGATTTTGTTTGGCTGGACTTTTGCGGTTCACCAACCAGCGAAGTCAGGAACGCGCTTCAAGTGTTTGCGCGTAACCTTAACGAGTCAGGGTTGATATTCTTCACCTTCGACGCCAATTGGCGCAGGAAGATGAAGGGTTACGTCACCGAGGAAGCGCGTAAGGATGCGGTGGCCAAGACGGAGCAGACCGTCAAGGATTTCCAAAAAATCCTGAAGAAGGCCAAGCTGAAAAATCTCAGGCTCATCAGCCAACATACCTATTATGGTTCTGGTGCGCCAATGATGACCTTTGGGTTTTCTTTTCAGACCTTGGCGACTACCTACGGCAAGGTGGCAGAGATTACCCCAGCCATCAGCACCGATTACATCAAGAAGGCTGACACGTCAAGCGTTACCCGCGCAGTCAAGCGCGTGGCCAAGTTATCAATTGAAGATGCCGAATACCTTGAGACCGTGGCTACTAGTTGGTCAACGGACGAGGAGCGCAGCGAATACCTGCGTATTGATCGCCCTGACTTGGTGGGTGCGATGCCCACCAAGGCTGACGGTAGCATCAAGTGGGCTGGACGTTTGGCATCAGCAAGCAGGAAGAGGAATAAAGCATGAAGTACAAGAAACCTAGTAAAGTAACCCAGCGCGTAATTGAGGGGGGAGCGATCCCCCCAGCGCGCGGGAAGGTCAAGCACTATCAACCCAAGAAGCGTTTCAACTGCCGAAGAAACAACGGGGATTGGGGGAAGAACCTAGATCGCGCCAAAGACTTCCACGGTAGGCATGAAGAGATCAAGATAGTCAAAGAAGTACCAGAAGAATTAAATGAAAAAAGATTGAAAAAAGATTGATTTAGGGCTTGCAATCTACTGAGATTTAAGGCATACTATTTGCGTTATGAGGAAGTTCCTTATTTATTACAGACCGGCCGTCCACGAAGGACGGGATAACCTCAAGGGCTTGGCGTTCAACTACAGCGTCGAGATTGAGGAGCAGTTCGCAAACCGCGAGGAGAACGACGATTGTGCGGGAATCACCGGCAAGTGCGTCGAGACAGGAGAGTGGAAGCGATTCCGCTGGGATAGAATCCTGAGCATGGTGGCCAATTAGGCCACCTTTTTTTTATTTTTTACTTGCAAAGATCTGAGATTTAAGCTACTATTTTTCCAGTTATGAGACCAGAAACCAAGGCCATTTTAGGCAAGCAAGGGGCAGAGATTGCCAGCGTACGCGGAACACTTCAGGCGCTCAGCGAGGCTTGGGGCGCAGATGTGAAGTACCTTCAGACTCGCATTGCGGATGCGGAAGAGAAGTTGACCAAGATTCAAAACACACTCCATGAGATTGAATGGAGCGAGGAAACCGATTGGCTGGGGAAATTAAATGAATAGCATGAGATTCCACGCATTAACCGACAACACCGCTAATTACCTGCAGGGAGCTAATAACTTCCCGTACGGGCCGCCGCCCAAGCTCGAGGATAACGAGATGGACTATGGCGAACCGGAAGGCCTCCGGCCTTCTGAGTACCCTACCCCCCACCCACCTCCACCACCGCCCCCCCTTTACTAAAAAGAATTCTTCTTGTAATACGCAGGGGCGCAGGGGGGTGTCTAATTTCATTCTCCACGCCCCTTTTTATCTAACTTTTTCAAAAATACCCGACTCTACCCTTAAATATATTTTTCAAAAATACTTTATAAAAGCCGCTGGCTTTTAAATATAATTCGGGTATATGAAAATCTGTACTAAATGCAAAGAAGCTAAATCATTAGACTGTTTTAGGAAGCAAAGTAGTACCAAGGATGGATTAAAATACTATTGCAAAGATTGCGATAATAAAACAGCTAAATCTTACTATCAAAAAAATAAAGGTAAAATAGTTGATAAAGTCAAAGAATGGCAGAAGAATAACCCTGAAAAGGTAAAAGGGTATAAAAAGTCCTACTATGGCAAAAATAAATCTATACAACCACCAACCGTTCCCGGAGACGATACATAGATGGGGCTGGAATGGGGTCACTAGACTAATACTGAAGCATTTTCATGATGAAAAAGCTGAAGTTATGCTCGATGGAATGATCGAGCATACTTTTACCGTAGGGAGGAATAAAAAAATGGACTTCGGCTGCTTTCCTCACATGAACCACAAATGGATTAACATGTTCCATAATCCTTGTACTTCTTTGGGGCCAAATGGCTTTAGATGGGAACAAAACATTTTTTCTCTTTATGGCAATAAGCATTATAGAGCTTTTATGGAGAATTGCATTGGGCTTATCACTTTTAGTAAATCTTATGCAGAAAAAGCTAGAAATTCCCTATCTCATTTAGATATAGATCTTCCTGTCGGCTTTGTACATCATCCGTCTGAGGAATGCGAGGTTAAGTTTGATTTTGAGAACTTTGGCCGCCGGGTTATACATGTCGGCTGGTGGCTTAGGAACTTTGATTCATTTTTTAGGCTTAAGACTAATTACAAAAAAGTAGTTTTAGGAGGCCCGGATAGATACGGACAGGATCCTTATTTTTTGAAAAATACTAATTTAAAAACCCGACACAAACAAAATAATATTCACCGGGAAAATTATCTCTCTAATACTGGATATGATAAAATTATGTCTGAGTCAGTAGTATTTCTTGATTTATATGACTCTATAGCAAATAACGCTGTTGTTGAATGTATATCTCGCCAAACCCCTATATTAGTCAACCCTCTTGATTCAGTTGTAGAGTACCTCGGTAAGGATTATCCATTTTATTACTACTCATTAAATGAAGCGGCCGAAAAGCTGGAGGATGACGATTTAATAAAAGAAACTTCTGAATATTTAAAGAGCCGCCAAAGAGTGGTTAGTAAGGAAAAATTTGTAACTGACTTAGATAGAGTGCTAGAGGTATTTTTGCAAAAAAAATAGAACTTTCGCATTTTATTGTGTAATATGTTGTAACATGGGACTTAACCTAAATTATACCAAGGATGACGGTCAACAAGCTGATTATTGGAAGATCAGCCGTGTTGAGAATTGGTTCCAAGGCACTACTGGTCCGGACTACGGCTCCAATATCAATACCTTGGGATTTACTAACGAAACTTATCGAAATCAAGGCGCTCCCTCCGTGGATGGTCATATGTATAACTGCGCATACTCTGGCGCAATAGATTATTATAACTACGAAGACCTTACAGGCGTTTCTGGTGAAGTAACCGGATCAAAACGCCTTGGCCCTGCTCTTCCCGATGGTTGGGATTGGGCTGAGAACGGTGTATCCGGCTGGATGCAGAGAAGCGATGATATTAGAAGCGGAGCATACGTTTGGCTAAAGAACTGCGTACCTTTCTTTTCTGGAGCAACAGACGCATTAACTGAAGGAGAATAATCATGGGACTTTATAAAGCAATTACAACCGACGCTGGCTCAACACTTAATTACTGGGATTTCGGTATTGTTGAGGTTAATACTGCTGCATCAAAAAAAGAAGATCAAAATGCTAATGTTAATATTTGGGGCTATCACGACGTAGACTATTATAACGCTGGCAAGCCACCTATTGAACGTTGGAATCAGTATAGCTGCGGAATGGTCAGCGGCACTGATCATTATCAGTACGAAGATCTTACTGGTGTTAGCGGCGAAGTCACTGGAACTAAAAGACTCGGACCAGCCTTACCAAATGATTGGAGTTGGACAGCTAATAGTGTTTCTGGCTGGATGGCTAATAGCTCCGATATTCGTAACGGTGCCCAAGCATGGGCTTTAGCTTGTGTTCCTGCTTTTTCAGGAGCAGTAGTAACTGGTCAAGTTTACCCAGATTAATTTAGGAGATAAAACATTATGGACCCAAGAGAAGCACATAAAAGAGATGAAAACTACTGGAAGACCCGCATGGGTCTACCAGCAGACGAAGGTAATGTAGGAGCCGGGTCTTCGGCTCCAGCACCGGCGCCAGAGCCCGCCCCTGAGCCAGAACCAGAACCAACGCCAGAGCCTGAGGCTAACGTCGGTATAGGTACGGTAGATGGTAACGTGGGCGCAGGCAGCTCGTAATAAAAACATTAAGTTCCTAAGTCGCAGCTCCTTTCGTAGGGGCTGCGATTTTTTTTAGGAACTACGGCTTGTTATACCGGTTAGGCTTTTTATTCCAGAGCCTTTTGATGCTAGTGACTTCATAACCGGCGTCTTTTACGATTTTTATAATTTTATCGTTTTTAATCCAATATACCCTACCGGCGTCACTCTCTTTTAAATCTATTAAGGCGACCTGCTTGCGAGTATCAAATTTAATGTCTAATATTTCGGGATACTTCTTAAAGCCCCTCTTAATACCGATCCCACAAGAAGAACAAACTAAACCATTAATTTTAATTTCTAAATCAGGTTGAAAAAATAAAGCCGCCGCTAATAATACTGAATTAGTCATTTTTTAATTTCTTTTGCGTGATGGGAAGCTAACTCAATTTCTATTTCCCGTAACCTTGTATTTAAATCTCTTATAGCAGACGTGTTATTTGAAGTATCTTTTTGCAGTATAGTGATTTCGGTTATTTTTTTATCCATTTGAATCAAATGGTCTTCTAGTTTTTCGAATTCCACTTTGCTAGGAAATAATGTTTGAAGATAAGCTAATATACCTATACCGATAATTGGAGCAAATTTGAGGAACCCATCTAAATCCCCAAAAGATATTTTTTTATTTTCACTTGGCATACACGATAATATTACACGTAAACTATACAGATATGGCACAACTAAATGCAAACACCCCCTACATCCAGTGCTTCATTCGCAACAAGTATATATTCGGTCCAGAAGACAGTGGACTAACAGAAGGGTATATATTTGGTGTAAAGTCTATGATAAACCGTCCTATGCACTTTCATTTTCAAGCGCAGTTTGGGGCGGTTTTTTGGCAGATGCCAATTTCGGCGTTTTGTCATAAAGAGGACTATGACACATTATCCGAGAACGAAGAGCAAAGACTATCTCTATTGCAGACATGGGATTGTCAGGATAATGATATCGCAGTTACAACATTCGGCTTTCTGCAGAACCGTAGGGTGGACATATTCTGCAGGGACAGAAAGTGGCGTTCTGGTAAGTATCTTTTTACTATCGACGACTACGAGGGAGACCTTAATGAACTCAATATTGGATATGCTAATGACCAAGACTCAAAGTGTTACCACTTTTTGGAATTGGATGATGGGAACTATGCCATACCCCCTAATAATCTTTTGCGCTGGCATAATCCTGATTTTATTGTGCCGTACCCTAAGGATGAACCCCCTAAAGTAAAAATATTTAACGAACCCTTAACTTCTGAAGACATAGATAGATCATATGGTAATAGCCCTTATTTTTTTTATAACCATTATCCGGAAGAAGATAAAGAAGAAGTTGAAAAGCATACTCCGCTAAGGTCTAAATATATCTATAAAGAAGATAATATCCCTGAGTACCCATCAGCTTAGCGCTTGCCCCAATATTTGTGAGGATAATCAGGAGTGTTTTCACTTATAATAGCTTGAATCCAATCTGGTCCGAGTCCATCATGATATAAACCATGATTTGCTGAATTAGCATCTGGATGAGGAGTCCACTTTCTTGCTAAAGCAAACAATTGGTTCTTTTCATACTCTTTAACTCCTACCAAATTACAAAAATTAATTAATAAAGATTTCTGGGGAGGTGGGTTTATTCCCCTTTCTATTTTGCGCCACATTTGATAACTAACCTTTAGGAGTTTCGAGAGCTTAGTGATGTTGTCGTATTTTCTTGACCTTAGCTCTTTGAGGTATATGTGAAACTTATTCACGGTAGCAGCTTATCTAAAACTTCTTCTTTTAGTTTTTCTTTGGCTTTATCCGACACCTCATCTACGACCTTATCTACAACTGCTTCTTTTGCCGCCTCCTTTGCGCTCTCAGCGACTTTTTCTTTAATTTCGTCCCCTTGCATCATCCAGATAACAGAAACCAGCAGGGCGACTCCTAGGACTACTATTAAAATATCTCTTTTCTTCATATAACTTATTACACGCAGAAGTGTATAATAAAGTAACACCATGATGGTAAAAAATATCTTCAAGTATGGACTGATCGCTATTATTGCGTCAGTGTTAACAACGGCCGAAGCTAAACCCAGTAAACACAAAGGCAAACCTCGTCCCGAAAAAGTAGACAAAGAAAAACTCAAAGAGAGATTCAAAGCGGCAGCGGAAAAAAGAAAAAAGCATATCGAAAGCAAAAAACGCCGACATAATTGGAAGGGTAAAAAAATAGACAGCGAAGAATTGAATGAGCTTCGGGAGAAGATGAAGGAACTCCACAAGGAGCTGCATGAGTTAAGAAAAAAGCACCGGGAGGAAATGAAGAAAAGGATGGAAGGCATAAAAAAAGAATTCGCAAATAAACGCGATAAAGTTATTGACGAAAATAAACCCGGCGAGTAAAATCCTTTTCGAGTTAAGTGTTTTAAAACACCTACACAATTAAGTGTTTTAGCGTGCCTACACTACTCAATAAATTGGACGTATTTTAAGGAGATTTTATCTGAAAGATAATTTAATACTTCTATACGCCAAAAAATAAAGCCCCGCATTGCGCGGGGCTTTTTGTTTCATTTTTTATCAATTAGTATAGATCAGAATAATCTATCGAAGCTGATGCCTCACTGACCTTAATTCCGAACTTTTTGGCCGCAGCTTTAATTTTTTTCAGGGCTGACTTTTTGGCCTCTTCACTGATTTTGGTTTGGTCTAACCTAGCTAATGCATTACGCACATGAGCAGCATCATTAATTGGAAGGTGACGTAATGATCGGGGTACCGTTTTCCCCTCAGAATCTTTTTCCCCTCCCGGCTCGATATAAGCAAAATCCGAATCGGGTAGATCATTTTTCGTTTTAGTAGAAAGAACTGCGCTCTTCATTTCTTTGAGCTTTTTCTTATCGTATTTCTCGTCTTTCTTAATATCATGAACTTCTACGCTTTTCTTTTCGGAAGGTTTCCCCTTCTTTAATTTTTTGATTTTGCTATCGTCATCTTTGAGAGCGTCTTTTTCGTGTTCCTTTTTTTCTTTTTTGTCGTCACGTTTTAGCTCTTTAGTATCGATTTTTTCGTACTGTTTTTTAGTCATGGCGGCTTCCTGTTCTGCGCGCCATTTAACGATTTGTTCAGTGAAATCTATTTCTTTCATTTCTCTACTTATTTGTTACACTTATTTTCGAGTCATTTCCATTAATTTTGGATATGGATTACCTATTTCTGGAGGAGCGTTAGTATTTACAACTGGTCTCCCTGAATTTTCTCTATCTTTATAATAGTCCATTTCTACCTGAAAAAACGCAGGGACAGAAAACCTAACCTTTTCCAGTCTGCCTTTTTCATCAATAGACATGCATCCAGATAAAAGAAAAACACTTAATAATAATATCTTTTTCATTTTTTAGTTCGCGAAGGAGTAGTCTTACTAACTACTTCAACTTGCATAGGCGGAGGATTTAGAGGGACTTCTTTCCATCCTACGAAGCCGGGATCGCTAGCTTTTGGCAAATAAGGCTCTCCTCCATTTTTAGGTAAAGTTTTTTCAATCGTAAGTTGTTTTAACTGCTCATTGGGCACCAACATCTTAGTTTTGCGATCTGTCATGTAAAAAACCGTATTACGAATTCCGACACGAACTATACGTGCTTGGCGACCAGAAATATAAATAATGTCATCATTATTAAAATTATTACCCATAAACACAAGTATACCCTGCGCAAAATTCATTATCATGTCTCTGGCCATAATAGTTACTATAGCTATTAAAAGAAGCCAACCATACTCACCAATTAACCCCTCTAAAAAGCCCTCTACTTTTTCTTTATTTATTTCTCCTCCGGCTAGCTGGCCAAATTCATTGGCTATATTTATAACTTCAGGAATTGCATTTGTTACCTCGTTCATAAGTTTCTTTAGGGTATTACACTTTTTTAGTGTAAAATGATAGTGATGCCAAAAGTAAAAAGCGCAGGGGATTTCGATTCCCTCGAGGTTGCGGACGGAAGGGTTAAGATTCACCAACGAGACCCAATGAAACCTAGGGATAATTTTTATATAGAAGAATTACCTTGGACAGAAAAACAAAAACGTTTTATCGAGATATCTCAAAGTAAAAACACACGACTTGTTTTGTGTAAAGGGCCTGCGGGGAGCTCTAAAACTTTAACTGCTGTATATGCAGCTTTGCAGCTTCTTAATCAATCTAAAGTATCCGATGTGATATATATGAGGTCGGCGGTAGAGAGCTCTGATTCCCGATTAGGTTTTCTTCCCGGAGATGCTGACGAAAAGCTTCATTATTATAATCTACCTTTTATGGATAAATTAGATGAGCTTTTAAACGAAGAAACGGTAAAAAAACTACAAAAAGAAAAAAGGGTTTCTATTCATCCAGTCAACTTTGCTAGAGGAATGAGTTGGAATGGTAAAGCTATTTTACTGGACGAAGCTCAAAATAGTTCTTTTAGAGAAATAGTTACAGTATTAACTCGTATTGGTAAATATTCTAGATGTTTTATAATGGCGGATCCAATGCAGACTGATTTAAAAAACGGAAACCGCGGAGGGTTTGAAAAGCTTTATCATATTTTTGATGATGAGGATAGTCGTCAGATGGGAATTCATACATTTGAATTTAACGAAGAAGACATTGTTCGGTCAGAACTAACTAAATTTATAGTAAGCAAAATCAATGAGAACGAGGTTCCTTAATGTTTTTTTGAATTAACTTAGCTAGGGTAGAAGAAAATTTTCGGACTTCCCTCTCGCTTTTTTCCCAAAAGAAAGCATGAGTGATTTCCTCTATTAACACGCTCATTTTCCTTCTGTTTTTTAATGTAGGATCAATTAATATCTTAGGTTCATCAGACTCTGGTGAGCAACACAATCCCTCTGCGTTGTACTTATAGTGTGGTTTTTTCCACAATAACTCATATTCAACGCCATCCGCATTTGTGAACTTAGAGCTACGCATACTTATAGTATAATACACTTTTTTTGAAAAACCTTTATTTTTTAATAATATATTTTGTGTAATAAAAAATATGAAACTTTATTGCCCATCTTGCGGCTCCGGCACGGAGTACTCTTTGAATAAACCTCAATTTTGTGCTTCTTGTGGTAGTTCTTTTACTAAAATAAGTACCGCCTCTACCGCAAAAAAAGTATTCAAACCTGTGGCTACGGTGCAAAATACAAAAATAGAGGAGGAAGAGGAGGAGGAATATTTTTCTACAAATATAGACAAACTAGATTTTAATATAGAAGGTTCTTCTAGAATGAATCATTTTAAAATAGAAGAATTAGCGGGTTCAAATGAAAAAAATATAGACGACGGCTACAGGAGGGAAGTAGATCCTAGTTATTCAAAAGATACTGCAGAGCAGGATTTTTTAAGGGAAGCTGGGTCATCCCGTCGTAATGCCGAAACGTAAGCTAAAATTTGAAGACCATATAGAACAAATAGATGCAGAGATAAAAAAAAGAAAATCCAAATGGAACTTGACTGCGCTCTCGTGGATGGATTTTGATGACGTCTCGCAAATTCTAAGAATTCATATATTTAAAAAGTGGCATCTTTATGACCCACAGAAGCCGCTTAATCCATGGATAAACAGGATTATATCTAATCAGATAAAAAATTTAATCCGCAACAACTATGGAAATTATTGTCGGCCTTGTTTGAAGTGCGCTGCTGCTGAGTCGGGTGATTTGTGTTACATATACGGTAAACAATCGGAAGCATGTCCTCTTTTTGCAAATTGGACGAAGACGAGAAAACAAGCCTATGACGCAAAGCTCCCAGTTTCCATAAACGACCATGAAATAGAAATTAACGCTGCTGAATATAGCGATATAGATATTTTTGCATTGATGGAAAAGCTTAACGAAAAAATGAAAGAAATTCTTAAGTCTAGCGAGTGGAAAATTTATAAAGCTTTATACATTGACAATATGTCTGAAGAAGATGCTGCTACTTTAATGGGGTATAAGACTAATGAGAAAAATAGAGTTCCGGGCTACAAACAAATAAAGAATGTAAAAAAATCAATTATCGTAAAAGTCAAAAAGATTATAGCTAGCGGCGAGATAGAAATACTATGAGCAATAAAAATATAACTTTAAACACGGATCAAGAATTAGCTATATTAGAAGAATGGAATAAAAGAGGAGATGATCCGCCTTACGTCAAGGAGCTTATAGCCCTAGTCTTCCCTGACGTTCCAGAGGAGATGAAGGACGGAAGGTCTAAATATGGGAGGGCTGTTAAAAAGTTTTTGGCAGAAAAAAGCCTAGAAGCTAAAGTCACCAATAAATATTACCCAAAAGAAAAAGTAGAACTTAACGAAGACCAAAAAGAATTCATTTCAAATAATTGTAGCGCCATGAAGCCAATGGACATGGCTCGGCTAATCTTCGAAGACGATAAAATTTCAGCTTTAGATTTGAGGTATAAAGTCGTATCGGAGTTTATCAACACCCTACCTAATCAAATTAAATATTCAGACAGTAATGATGACGTTCCTGTAGAGGGAGGTTATGCTCCTCCTAAATCAGAATCAAGAGCAATAGTAAGAGTTAACAAGTATGTTCATAATGGAATAGACAAAGATAAGGTCACTCCTAAAATTAAAAAAAATATGAGTACTTTAATTGCTTACATGCATACTTTTAGATTCCTTCATCAGATTAGTACTTATTCAGTAGAAACTGACAGGGAATTATTTGAGAGTAGCTTTGTGAGATATACGTGGGATAAGTCAGATCTCTCCCAAGAGGAAGTGGATCAGTACATTGTTTTATCGGCGGAAGTAGTTATAGCTTCGAATATCCAAAGAAGAGTAGAGAGACTCCAGACTTTATTAGATCAAAACGCAGAGGACACAGAAGGTCGCAGGATGGCTATGAGCTTAGTGGAGGCGATCAATACTGCGCAAACTGAATACAATCAATGTGTCAATAGGCAAACTAAACTTCTTAACGAGTTGAAGGAGAAAAGGAGCCAGAGACTAAGCAAGGTCTTACAAGAGTCAGCGTCTATACTAAACCTTGTAGAACTTTGGAAAGACGAGGAGTCTCGTAATAAAATGATAAAGATAGCTGAAATACGCAAGAAAAATATATCTTCAGAAATAGAAAGGCTTAGCTCTATGGAAGATATAAAATCTCGTATAATGGGTATTAGTGAGGAAGAAGTTTTAAATGGTTAAATGTCAAGAATGCGGTAAAGAGTTTGATAAAGATAGAGGACTACATCTTCATATCAAAGCGCATAAATTATCTATATCGGATTATTATCATAAGTATTTCCCTAGGAAGGACAGGCATACGGGAGACTTGATAAAATTTAAAAATAAAGAACAATATTTTTCTTCAGATTTTAATAGTAAGACTAACTTAAAAAGCTGGTTAAAAAAAGTCTCAATAGATAAAGCTCAAGCTTATTGCCGAGACATTCTTCAAAAAAGAAAAGATGAAAAAAATATAAAATATACTCCAACTCAAGTAGAGCTGCGGACATTACCAATGCCTCCGGTTCAATATTATGAAATAATTTTTGATAGTTACTATAAGCTTTGCGAAGAAATAGGGTACGAAAACAAGTTTAAAAAAATCCCTGTAAAAAAAGAATACAAAGAAACTTATTCAAGTGAGCATTTAATTTATATTGATTCGCGCGAGCAAAAGCCTTTAAGGATAGATGATTTCCCAACTGAAGTTAAAGGTTTGAAATTTGGAGACTATTGCTTAAACGACAAAGAGAAAACTAATAACACCTACATAGAGAGGAAGTCAGTGCCGGATTTGATAGGGACTTTAAGTTCAGGTTTAGAAAGATTTAAAAATGAAATAAATAGAGCGGCCGAAGAAGACGCTTACATGGTTATTTTAGTGGAAAGAAAATTAGAAGACTGTTTGGCGTTTAACAGGCTAAAACATGTCTACAAAAAAAATACTAGGGTAACTCCTGATTTTATTTTTCATAATGTTAGAGATTTAATACAGGAATTCTCTCATATCCAATTTCTTTTTGTCAATGGTCGGGATGAATGCATTAGGATAGTTAAAAAACTTTTACTATCGGATGTATTAGATGAGAAGCACGATCTGCAATTAGCTTATGACCTAAAATTATTATGAGGGGCAAAATTGTTTTAACTTACGAGCAAGCTTTAATTATTTTATTTTTAATAATTCTCATAGCTTATTTAGACTAATGTGGTACTGCCCTGAAAAATATTCCAAACCCATACCTAATTTAAATGAAGAATTTCTTAATTTAAAAGGAGAACTGCCGGACCGTCAGGCTAAAATTACTTTAGCTAAATTTATGCGTTCTAATCTTGGATTTACTACCGAATTGCTTTCCGGGATTAAATTAGCTTTATACCAAGAGATAACCCTAAAAGCATTTTTCAATCGCAACTTTAGCATGTGCGTATGGGGCCGTGGCTGCGGTAAAAGTTTTATTGCAGCTGTATATTGTTTCCTGCAGTGTATTTTTGAACCTAGAACTAAGATACTTATAGCAGGACCTACTTTTCGTACAGCTAGATTTATATTCAACAATCTTGAAAAAATAGTAGAATCAAAAGAAGCCCAAATGCTAGCTCATGCTTTTGGCGCAAAGTCTAAACGTAACGATCAGTTTGAGTGGAAAATTAACGAGGGAACCATAACAGCTATTCCTTTAAGCGGAGAAAAGATTCGTGGTTTTCGCGCGAACATTTTGGTGCTTGACGAGTTCTTGCTACTCCCCGAGGAAACAATTAAAACAGTGTTAATGCCATTTTTGGTTGCTCCTCAGGATATGGCTGAGCGTATTAAGATACGTGAGATGGAAGATGAGTTAATAAAGAAGGGAGACATGAAAGAGGAGGATAGGGTTCAATTTGAAAACAATTCCAAAATGATAGCCTTGTCTTCTGCTAGCTTTAGTTTTGAAAACCTTTTTAAAACCTATAAGGAATGGATGAACAACATCTACTCTGAAGACATCCAACAATCTAGCTATTTCATATCCCAGATGGCTTTTGATTCTATCCCTAGCGATATGATTGACAGCACCGTAATTGAAGAAGCTCAATCCGGCGGATCTTCTAATTCTTCGTTTCAGCGGGAATATTGCGCCCAATTCACTGATGGTAGCGATAGCTATTTTAGTGCAAAGAAAATGCATGATTGCACAATCCCAGATGGAGAGAAACAGCATACTTTAATAAAAGGGGAAAAAGATAAAGAATACATTTTGGCTATCGACCCTAGTTTTAGTAACAGTCCAAGTTCGGATTACTTTGCAATGTCGGTTTTAGAGCTTGATGAAGAGAAAAGCAACGAGTCAACTTTGGTCCATGCATATGCTGTAGCTGGAGGAGACTTAAAAGATCATATAAAATATCTTCATTATCTAATGACTAATTTTAATATTGTTTTGTTAATTATAGATAATGCTGGATATCAATTTATAGATAGCGCGAATGAATCGGAGTTATTTAGAAGTGCTAACATAGACTTGAAATTTTTTGAATTTAACAGCGATAAAACTGGAAACGATTACCAGCAGATGCTTCTCAAGGCGAAAAGTCAATATAATGTAAAAGAGCAAATGATTTGCTTCAAGCAATTGTTTTCTAGCACTTTTCTAAGAGAGGCCAATGAATACCTGCAAGCTTCTATTGATCATAAAAGGATTTGGTTCGCCTCCCGAACGGCGGCGTGCGGCAGCTTCTTTGACAAAGTCTCAGCTCAAGCTGTACCCTTGAAACTGATGCCGTATCAGGACAAAGGAGACCTGATTGAATTTCAAGACGATATTGTTTACCAAACGAAAAAACAATGCGCCCTTGTAGAGGTTAAAACTACAGCCAAAGGAATTCAGACATTTGATCTTCCGCAGCATTTAAAAAGAAGCACATCCGCCAACAGGGCGAGAAAAGATAACTATACTACTTTAATGTTGGGAAATTGGGCTGTTAAAGCTTATAATGACCTTAAAAATACTAAGCAGGAGCAAATTAACTACACATTTACTCCCAAAATGTTTGGTTAAGTGTAAATTTAAAGTAAATTATGGCTGTAAGGAAGAAAACGGAACAAGGTGCGGAACCACTGATGGCTATGCATGAAGCAAAGGCTAGCCAGACGAGAACCCGTAGAAACGCTGCTGCCGATATACCTCGGACGGATAGATTCAGGAATATCGAAAACGGCATGATTCCGTTTAAATATTCCCACGGAGTCACAAATAATTCTAATATAGACATTAGGGACACCATCATATTGTGCCAAAAAGCGTATTATAATTTTTCAGTATTTAGAAACACTATTGACTTGATGACCGAGTTCTCAATTAGTGATCTTTACTATACGGGAGGAAGCAAAAAGTCTAGGGATTTCTTCGAGACCCTGCTCACTAGAATAAACATTGATGATCTACAAAGTAGGTTTTTCAGAGAGTATTATCGATCAGGAAACGTTTTCGTTTACAGGTTCAACGCTAAGATGGACCGATCTGACGCTTTAAAATTAAATCAAACCTTTGGATTAGCTGAAGCCTCTGACGATTTAGAGATACCGTCCAAGTATATTATTTTAAACCCTTCTGACATACAGCTTCAAGGAAGCGTGTCCTTTAGTACAGGCATTTACTATAAAGTAGTCACTGACTATGAGCTGCAAAGACTTAGGTTCCCTCAAACGGAAGAAGATAGAGAAGTTTTCGACAGCCTTCCGCCGGAGACAAAAAAACTCATAGAAAATACAAAAAAAGTCGGAGCGGCCGCTATAACTATTCCACTCGACGCTACAAAGCTTTGCGCGGTATTTTATAAGAAGCAAGATTATGAACCTTTTGCGGTGCCTATGGGGTATCCGGTCTTAGAGGATATCAACTGGAAGCAGGAGATGAAGCAAATGGATATGGCTGTAGCCCGTACCACTAATCAAGCTATTCTTCTTGTGACAATGGGCGCTAAACCTGCCGACGGAGGAGTCAACCAAAAGAACCTTATGGCTATGCAAAAACTCTTCGAGAATGAATCTGTCGGTAGAGTTTTAATATCTGATTATACTACAGATGCGAAATTTGTCATTCCCGATATAGGTAATATTTTAGATCCAAGAAAATATGATGTAGTAAATCAAGACATTCAAATGGGCCTTAACAATATTTTGCTTAGCGATGAGAAGTTCGCTAATACTAGTATAAAGGTTCAAGTGTTTATGGAGCGCCTAAAGCAAGGACGTAGAGTTTTCCTTGAAAACTTCTTAATGCCAGAAATTAGAAGAATTTCTAAAGAAATGGGTTTTAAAAATTACCCAACTGCTCATTTTGAAGATGTGGATTTGAGGGACACGTCAGTTTATTCTAGAATATATAGCAGGCTTATTGAACTCGGAGTCTTGACCCCTGAAGAGGGCGTTCAGGCTATAGAGTCTGGCAGGTTCCCAACCCAAGAAGAATCACTGGAATCCCAAAAGAAATTTAAGGAGTTCAGAAATGAAGGCTTGTACGAACCGATCATTGGTGGTGCTAAAGCCGCTCAAATGAACGGTAGACCTGCCGGAGCTAAAGCGCCAAAAGAAACCGATACAAAAACTCCAGTAGGCACAAAAGCTGCGCTTAACTTTAGCTTATCTAAAATTCAAGAGAATCTAAATCTTTCCGATAAGTTAAACATTGAAGTAGAAGCTTCGTTGCGGCAGTTACACGGCAGGAAAAGACTCAGCAAACAACAAAAAGAAGTAGCTAGGGAAATTACTAATATTGTTATAGCTAATGAAGAGCCTGATAGTTGGCTCGCAAAAGCAGGGAGATATGCAGCAGAACCAACAGACAGAGACCACGAAAGAGTTAAGAAAATTCAAGAAGTTGCTTTAGAGCATCAAGTGGATGATTTCTTAGCTGGAATTCTTTACGCGAGCGTTTATGAGGGAGATAAATAATGCCAAAGCCCAATGTCATTTACAATTGTCAGGGCTTATTTGTAGGACCTGCACCGGAAACTGGTTATAATTTTGTACATTATACCGGAGGGGTTCCTACTAACGATCATTCCGACTTATATCAAAAAATTAATTTACTCCATCCGATAGATAGAGTCCAGTCGGTCAGTTATTCCATAAATGTTCCCCATACTAACGTAACTCAACTTAATCAAAGAGGGCTAGTGGATAGACCTATAATTAACTATCCAACTGTTAGCCTTAACTTTGACTATCTTTTATGCGGCACTAAAAACGAAGCTAGAATTGGCTTAAATGTAAATTATCCCCAATTCCAATTTAATAAAGACGGCGCGCCATTTTATTCTAACAACTTAGGAGTTTCTTTACTGTCAGGCTTCTTTGAAGAAAATAAAAATAGATCGGTTAAGGTCCCGGGGTTAGATTTTGCTATCAACCAGTATAAAGATTGTCGTAATTTTTATGTAGCCGTAAATCAAAGCGGAGACGATTTAGATCAAGAATATTTTAAAGAAAACTTTACCCAAGCTGATTTATATCAAGGTATAGACGATAATGCCCCCGGATACCATGTAATAGGGTTTGGCAATTGTTATTTACAATCTTACTCCACAAGGGGAGCAGTAGGAGATTTTCCAAGCGCTTCAGTAGCTTATAACGCTTACAATATAGATTTTAATTTAAGCGGCAGCGGGTTTAAGGCTCCTGATATTAATACTAAGACAGGGACTCCATTTAACATTAGTGACGTCGTCATTCCTCGGATATTGGCAGAAGAAGGCTACTCCGCTCTTCAACCGGGAGATATCTCCATAACCACTGATTCGTTTTCAGGACTTGGAGTCGATTTTGACAAACTGCATATACAAAGCTACAACATTGATCTTAACTTAAATAAAGTTCCACTGGATAACATGGGATACAAGTTCCCTGTCGATAACCGGCCTAATTCGCCGATTTTTGCAAA